TCATGGCGCGCTCTGGATGGTCCCGGAGTCGAACCGCAGGGCATATTCGATCTCGTGAGGCGTGCTCATGGCGGTGGTATCGGCGTAGACAGTCAGCTTCCGGTCGAAGACGGGCACAGGGAGCTCAAAGGTAGAGTTGCCCTCCGCCTGGACAGGGAAAAACTGTTCTTCGCCCACTCGCATATAGTCGTAGTTGGAGCTGCTCCATACGACGGTGACATAGGCTGTACCGTTTTCCACCCGCAGGGCGGCGGGGGACTGGACGCCGGCCTTGCCCGAACCGCCGGACAGCTCCGCCTCCACGGTGTAGTCCCCATCGGTCAGGTCCAGGTCAGAGGCGGTGGGGTAGACCCCTTCCCGGAACGCCTCCAACGGCAGGGAATCTGCCCGGAACACCAGGGTGCGGTCGTACCAAAGCTCCTTATTTTTGCTGAAGGCTGCGCAGGGAATCCCCTTGTCCAGAGCCTCCACTGGGACGGTAAAGATGTGGTTTCCCACTCCGTCCTCCTGGAAGGGGATCTCGGCGCCTCTGGACGCCTCCGCTCCGGTTCCCATGAATACACTGAGATAACCCTTGCCGCCCATGTGCATTGCGGCAGTCATTTTGCCGTTTTCTACTGTCAGCTCACAGCTCTCAATTTTGAACATGGAGGAGCTGGAGTCCACGGCGATGGAGTAAGTACCGTCTCTCAGGGAATCGCCGCAGATGGGGACCATATCCGGGTCCACCACATCCTCCACCGGGGCCATCTGGCTGGAGGAAGCCACCTGTCCCTGGCTTGAGGCGGCGGGCGGCTCTGATTCAGAGGCGTCCGCCGGACTTTTTTCCTGCCCGCAGGCGGTCAGAAGCAGAAACAGGGCACAGATACAATACAGCTTTTTCATTTGGCAACCGCATCCTTTACATGGTCCACCAGCAGCTGCTGGATGGCCTCATACTCGCCCAGGCCCTTGAGGACGCACTCCACCTGATAGCCCGCCCCCTCAAAAGCGGTTTTCCAGGTGTCCTCGTCGTCCCCGGCCATGTCGTTGTTGGCGTGGTCCCCGGCCACGATCATCATGGGCTGGAGGACCACCTTTTCATAGCTGCCCGCCTTCACCAGCTCCAGCACGGTATCCAGGGAGGGCTCGGCCTCCACGGTGCCCACGAAGTAGTTGGCACGTCCCCCGTCAGTGAGGACGGTCTGCATCTTGGCATAGACGGCGTTGGACTCCGCCTCGGTACCGTGCCCCATGAAGCAGATGGCAGTTTTGCCGTCGTCATATTGAGCGGTGGCGTCCACCATGGCCTGGGCCACAATCTGAAAGTCCTCATCGGAGGTAAGCAGGGGCGCGCCCATTACAATCTTGTCAAAGGCGTCGGCGTACTGGGCCACCTCGTTCACCACATCGTTGTACTCAAAGCCGTCCATCAGGTGGGTAGGCTGGACGATCAGGGTCTTTACCCCGTTATCCACCGCACGGTCCAGGGCCTGGGTCACGTTGTCGATGACCTCCCCATCCCGGCGCTGGATGTGGTCGATGACGATCTGGGCGGTAAAGCCCCGGCGGACCGAATAGTCTGGGAAAGCTTTTTCCATGGCTTTCTCAATGGCTCCGATGGTCAGCCGCCGGTTGTCGTTGAAGCTGGTGCCGAAGCTGACCACCAGCAGTTCAGTCTCGCCGATACTGTCCTGGTTGCGGGGATCGTCCAGGGAGGCATCGCCGGTGGTGTAGTCCTCGTCATCCTCCGCGGGGGGCTCACTGGCGGAGCCGTCCGAGGACTGGGGCCGACTCTGAGATGCGCTTCCGGGGGTCTGGCCGGAACTGCCGGGGGCGTTCTGTTTCCCGCCGCAGGCGGACAGCAGAGTCAAGGCTGCGGCCGCAGCAAGGGCCAGCGCAAGGATTTTTCTTGTTTTCATTTGTTTTTCCTCCTAAAATGCACAAAATAAAACGCAGTCACCCGAAGATGACTACGCCGCAAAAACCCCGGGAACCTCCCAAGGTAAAAACGGTACAGCCAATGCCTCGTGGCCTGGAGCATACGCTCCTGTACCAGCAGTCCGGCAGGTCTCCTGACTCGTAAATCCACACGCGCCGCCGCCTTCCCAGCTTTCGCCAGTGGCTGTCCTTTTCCGACTCAGACGGCGCGCTCATTACATACAGTGACGAGATCGTACAGGCCTTTCACCTGTTTCCCTATTATCCGTACCTCCCGAGGAGGTACGGCACCGAACGCTTTTCTGTATTCAATTTTTCTGTATCATATCACGTTACGACAAAGTGCGCAACCATTTTTTACTCCTTGGGCATCGCTTCCTCAATCTCGCTGTACCAACGGACGATCTCCTCGTAGCTTTCCCGACGGTGGGGGTAGAGACAGCCGCTGCAATCCTTGCGGCCATCAGCACGGATTACGAAGCTGCCGCCACACCTGGGTCCCAGCAGATAGAGAGGACACCAGCAAAATAGACAGTTGAAATTCTCCGGGTCCGCTCCCGGATGGCAGGGAAAGTATTCACATTCCCGATGGGAAAAATATGAGCATTTTTTATCCGCAACCAAATCTCTCAGTCCTTTACAGATGTGGATGACAATATTATAATCGACTTGTTTGTAAAGCACAAGTCAAACGTAAAGTTTTGATGCTTTTGCAAAATATTTCAGACCGGATTGAGTATGATAATCTTTCGTCCCAGTTTCCGGGCATATCTCACCGTCATCGCCGTACCACCTCGCCACTCGCCGTTATAGACAGCCAGCAGACAGGCGGCATGATTTACCATATAGCGGTTACGCTCCAGCATACAGCCTTCACGATACTCCTGGCTCACATACACAACCTCGTCCGCCTGCTCTATAATAGAAAAATAGATTTCCCGCGCCGAAGCTGACCATCCGTCTGCCTGTCCCTCGCAGGGCAGGACGCAGTGGAGCTTTAGCGCGGGATTTTCTTCCTTCAAAGAAAGAACGGCCAGCGCTGCCCAAGTGTCTGTCCCCTCTGCCATGCCAGATAGGAAGTCCGTATATCCGGCATCCACCAGCTTGACGATTTCTTTTGCAAGCGTCTTTTTTAAGGAAATACACCGGGTATCCGTCTCATCATACCCCCACGGAAACTTCCTTGGTCGATGGCCAGTGAACGCGCAACACCATTTAATCATAGCAAGCAACTCCCTGAGTTAATTTCTAATATGGGGGTTATATCCCCTTAAATATGGAGATTATAACCCCCATACTAGTTAGTGTCAATCAGGGGGTGAGGTCATGATTGTTTTTGATAGGTTATGGGATGTGATGAAGGAAAAGAATATTTCCACTTACCAGCTTAGGGAGAAGTGTGGTATTGACAGCAAGACGGTTCGCCGCTTGCGGGCGAACGATAATATGGAAACGAAAACGCTGAATAAATTGTGTGCGGTCTTGGATTGCCGCTTGGAAGATATAGCAGAGTATGTCCCTGACGAATAACAGCTCTATGGGCCTGCTAGCGCAGAACCATAGAGCTGTTCACATTTTGGGGCCATGGAAAATATCAGACAGAAAGGAAATTTTATAGGCCCCTATCAATATGCCAACAAATAATTAGATACCGTGACGTCGCACCTCCAGTGACTTAGGTGAAATACGCTTGTTGCCATCACCGCCAGTCGGTCATACTCCGTAGACCGTCCCAGCTTCCGAGCCAGTTGCTTGTTGGCCCCTCGCAACCGATATGTGCCCTCAAACTCATGCTGTTTCCAACGCCGCTTATTGTACAGTTGCCAACGGAGTTTAATCTCTTGTTCCAACTGCGCACGATATGCCGGTTCTTCATGAAGCCGTCCGGCGTAATACCGATAGGCCCGCTGGGCTTGGACGGCCCTGAGATGGTGCAAATCGATTTTGTTGCTCATTTCGGCCCGAGTGAATAACAGTGTATCCGAACCATCAAAATATGACCTGGCCAGCATTTCATCCCCTGGTAAGATGCGCTGTAGTTGAAATTTTCCACCTTTGCCCCTTTTCACTCGGACACATGGGTATCCAGACTCGTCGTACACAAGGTCATCCCCCCGGAGCCGGGTATACTCGGCCCTCCGTATTCCCACCGTACTGGCGAAGTCGTACAGTCGTGGTGATGCTTCTCGCCCCGCATCCCTGCGCTCGTCCACAGCCTTTTCACCTCGACTACGGGTGTTTTGAGAAGTGACCCGCTTTGGCTTTTTCACATCCGCTAACGGAACCTCAAACACACGACACACCCCGGCCAAATAAGTGTGGATGGTGCTGGCACTTTTACCCTGTTGTGCCAACCAATCAACGTAATCTGGGATGTGCTCCTGGCAATCGCCGAAATGACGACACCCATAAGTTGTTTTGCACCATTGACCAAAATGTATAGCAGAATCCATATAAGTCCGCCAGCTCTTTAGTGATGTATGTTTTCCATCGACTGGATTTGCCTGTAGTTGTTTACATCGTTGCGAAATCTCATACTTTAGGCTTCCCATTATTTTCAGAACTCCATTATTATATATAAGGTAATCCGGAGTTAGGTGTCCGGGCACCCCTTGGCAACTGCCATGTTAAAGTTGGCACACGTCTTTGTTACGGGGGACGTAATGACCCCATATTATACGATTGCCAGTCGTATAATACTTTCGCGGCTCCTTAACTGGTTATTTTCCGCCGGTCGGCGTCAAATAACCAGTAAGGGCCCACAGCGGACCGGGCTTCATAATATAAAACAGATATACCACACGAAGCCCATATGTGGAACATCTCCGGCAGTGTTGCAAGAATTACCAATATGCCTACCGTCATCATATTAGCGGTAGCCAATCTCCGATGGCTACGGGCGGGTCTCGGTAAGAGGCATGTTACAGAGATTGACGCTCCCAAGGACGATGTCCAGTGCGTCAGCTGGGCATCTGCCGTTGGTCTACCTGACAACGGCAAAACTGGCCGCAAGCGGCAATCGTGGTGATTTTGAGTGCGTCAGGTTACCACCTGAACCTGGCAGACAGTTACCGATGTCTGTAGCCGGACCGCATTAAGCGGCTGATTTCTCATTTATATAGAAAAAGGCCAAGAAGATTAAAAATCTCCTTGGCCTTGAATTGTTTCCACAAAAGCCGGCTTATTAAAAACAAGCCGACTCAGAAAACAATTATCCTCTTTTTCTTCTTTACATTTATATATAGAACACGATCACTCCTTCCGTGACAACAAAAACGAACTGCTTCTAGCAGTGATTAGTGACGTTTACATTTATTATGGTATCTTAAGTTTTAGAGAAAGTCAATACTTTTACAAAACTTTTGTAGTAACCTCATAGTATGGATTTTGCCGTTCGGTTACTGGGCGATTTGTCCCCCACAGTATATAATCTTCAATAGTGTTCATACACCACAAATGACAGGGAGGAAATTTTCATGGGAGATATCAGCATCATCGCCAGACGGTTGTCAGACAAGTATGTGCAATACGGTTGGAGCGGCAATGGAGGCTATCCGGGAACAGTTGGGGCTTGTCTTTGGATTCATTACAATACGCCTGATATGGTGGAGTACCTGTTTGGTTTGGGGCAGCTCCGGTCACTGTCATCACCCGGAAGTGACCATTCTTCTCAATTTTTTCGTACCAAACCCACTGGCCAATCTCACTGGGTTGGCAACGGCGAGTTAGATATTTACAGTAAAATAGCATTTGTCGACCATGTTTATCTGTACGACTCTGATGAGCGATGGTACTATATCGCCCCGATAATAGCCCGTATAAAAATTCCATTGAATATTGTTTTGAACCATACAAATAAGAGCGGTATTTTAAATCAGAATTTTAGGCTCTACTTGGAACGTGCTGCTTTCAAAACTATTCAGCAGTGGTATGACGAGAACCAGCAGTTCAGAGAATACGCCAGCGAAGTAGGATGCGATCACAGGAAAATTACAGAGCTTCGCCAAAGGCTTGAGCAGTCAGAAACCGACTGTAGTATATACGGTGATATTGCATTGGTGGCGTCTTTGAGCAAACTGTACCGATACTTTTATCCGTGGGCAGTGGCAAAAATTGATGGGAGCAGAGAGCGCATTGAAAAAATTATTTTCAGGCCCCAAAATGCTATCGTCCATTTGGAAACAATAGAATGGAACTTCTAACTGACAAAGGCAATAAGAAAACGCCCCCTGATGCAGACGTATCCGAATCAGGGGGCTGCGCTATCTCCAGATGGGTTCCACTCGACCGTCAGAGTAAATCTCCACCCGGTCGATCAACTCATCCACCAATTCAACTGTTAAATGGTTTTCGGCCTGAAGTCGCTGCAACAGACTGGCCTGATCTTCGGCGTCCCGTCGCCCGGCAATGCGAGTACTGACATTAGCTAACGTTTGCCTGTGCCGGTCCAATTCACCATCCAGCTTAGCCTTTTGTACCTTGTAATCCTCCCAGTTAATTTCCTGCACTACAAATTGTTCATACAGCTTTCGTTTTCTCTCTTGACAAGCAGCAATTTTCTGGTCCAGCTCCTCTGGAGCAGATGTCGAAGCACAGTTTTCCGAGGCGGCTAAAGTTTGAAGTCGTAACAAAACCATATCATAAACTATGTGCTCCAGCTCCGACTCGAAAATACGCAGCCCGTTGCAAGGAGCCGCTTCATCCACCGAGCTGTGCCGGCAGATATAGGCGTGATTTTTGCTTGATGTTCGAGCCATAGTGTGACCGCAACAACCACAGAACACCTTGCCGCGCAGAGGATATGTATTGACATTTTTCTTCATACCGCTGACCTTCGGCCGCAGGGCCTGCACCCGGTCGTACAATTCCTTACTGATGATAGCCGGATGATGGTCAGGTATCTTGACCCACTGGCTCTCATCTTTCAACTTGACTTTATGTCCGCCGACCTCGGTCACTTCACGTTTACCAATGATATAGGTGCCGGTATAGCGTTCATCCATCAAAATGCGGGCTACCGTGGATTCCTGCCAAATTCCGTGGCACCGGGAGATATCATGGCCATTAAATCCGTGGGCCGCTTTGTACTCGGCCGGGGTAGCGATCCCGCGTTCGTGCATGGCTCTGACAATTTGCTTCGCCCCCAGTCCACTTTGGGCCAATTCAAAAATCAGTTTAACGCCAGCAGCGGTTTCCTCGTCTGGCTCCATTCTGCCATCGATGCTTTTGCGGTAACCGTAAGGACATATTTTGCTTTGGTACTCGCCCCGCTTAAATTTCATGTATTTGGCGCTTTTGTATTTTTGAGACAAGTCTCGGCTGTAGAGTTCAGCGATAAGATACTTGAAAGCAACACTGAGGCCGCCAGTATCGCCCCGGAGCTGAGCGCTGTCATAGCCATCGTTGATGGAAATGAAGCGTACATTGTATAGAGGAAACACACGCTCCAAGTAATATTCCACCTCAACGCTGTTGCGTCCAAAGCGGCTGAAGTCCTTGACAATAATACAATTTACCGCTCCCTTTTGTACCAGGTCGAGTAACCGCTGGACGGCGGGCCGTTCGAAGTTAGTCCCAGAAAATCCGTTGTCGGTAAACTCTTGAACCTCTGCACCCTCAAAGCTTTCTACAGTATCGACATACTGATGGAGAGCAATCTTCTGATTCTCTACGCTGAAGCTATCTACCTTGCAGTCTTCAACAGAAAGCCTGACATAGAGTGCAATAATATAAGGTGTTTTAATCATTTTCCAAAACCTCACCAAACTCGTCTTTGAACTTGAAATATACCGCTATTTCCAGTGCGCTGTAGACGACAATCCGGTCTACCAAGCGGTCTATCAAGTCACTGGTCAAGGTCATATTGCCATTGGCAGACGCCAGCCAATCGGCCAGTTCAATGTAGTCATTCAGGTTTTTCTCCAGATTCCTTTTCCGTTCTGAAAGCTGCTGAGAACGAACCGTGGCGGCCCTGATTTTTTGCTCATAGCCAGTTTTTAATTCAGTATATTCTGCTTTGTAGAGGATGCCGGAGACATAGTTTTCATACAGACTGATGAGATATTTCCGATCGCGTTCAATTTCCTGACATAGCAAGGAGATTTGTTTTTTCAAATCCGCTTTTAAAGTGAATGTTTCGCCGTTTTGTTTCAGCCGGTATCCAGCCCCCATGATAACGGCAGCCTCTTTCCGGACAATAGTCAGGACAGTCGCGATGAGGTCGTCTTCCGGCAGAACACGGATATCGCCGGGACAGGTTCCCGGCCCAATCCTATCGTTAGAAATACACCGAAAAAAGTACTGGTCACGGCTCTTTTGGCGGTGAAGCGCTTTGCCACAGTGACCACAGAAAATGCGTCCCCGAAAAATGTTGGGGGTAAACGATGCTTTTTCATTCTGCACATATTTTGCCGCAGTCTTAGAGCGGGCAGCCTGTGCCTGTTCAAACAGCTCCCGGCTGATAAGCGGCTCATGCGTGTCCTGTACTACAATCCAATCCTCTTGCGGGGTAGGGGACTGCTTACGCCTGACCGACCTGGTCTTACCCTGCACCATATCTCCGGTGTAGACCTGGTCTGCCAAAATCTTTCCCACTGTCCTGCTTTGCCATTTGCCGCTGCCAATCAGCTTCTCGTGAGAAATAAGCCCAATGCTGGCCAGATAGTGGCTGGGTGTCGGCACTCCTGTTTCATTCAGCCGTTTGACAATAGCGTTTAAGGCGGTACCATCTGCGGCCCACTGAAAAATCTGCCGCACTACTGGGGCGGTATCCTCATTGACCAGCAACCTGTGGCAGTTGTCCGGGTCCTTGCGATACCCATAGGGTGGACGGGAACCTACAAACTCCCCAGCCCGCATGGCCTGATTCTGCTGCGTCCGGACTTTTCTGCTGATGTCGGCGGCGTAGGCCTCATTCATCAGATTTTTCAGCGGCAGTGCGATCTGACTGCCGCTGTTGTCCGCACACTCGCTGTCATATTGGTCGTTCACAGATATAAACCGAACATGATGCAGCGGAAAATATTTTTCCAGATAATATCCTGAGTCAATGGCGTTGCGTCCCAGACGGGACAGGTCTTTGACGACAACACAGTCAATCTTTCCAGTCTCCACATCAGCCAGCATCATCTGGAAGGCGGGCCGTTCAAAGGTCCGCCCGGAGATACCGTTGTCAATGTAGACCTCTACAATTTCGATGTCGGGGCACAGGGCCAGGTGGGCCTCCATAATCTGCTGCTGGGTTTCCAGCGAGTCGCCACGGCTGCCATTATCCTCTACTGACAGCCTGACGTAGAGCCCGGCCCGCCAAATCTTCATACCGGAGGTTTGGACAGGCAGAGGAGACGCTATATTTTTCCTGCTTTTCCGCGCCACTTAGACCGCCTCCTTGCAGGCCACCAGCATTTTTAATGTGCGGTCATATTCGTCCTGAAAACGATAATTGATTTTCAGCTCGTTTTTACTGACGACCCGGATTGACTGGATAAGTGCCACCACCGCCCTGCGGTCCAGTTCGGTCATGGTCTGGTATTCTCTGAACTGTTGTGCCCATTTCAGACGGTCGCCAGTGTTGTCCAGGGCCTGCTCTATCTTTTGACGCAGCAGCGAGACAGCCTCACGGAGTTGCTCCGCCTGAACCAGATAGTGGCGGTTCAACGTCTTGTACTCCTCTTTATCAAGGATACCATTAACAAAATTTTCGTACAGACTGCTCTTAAAAGTGATGATTTGAGACAACTGAGCTTCGTTCTCTGCGATTTGAGCCTTATAGCCCTCAATCAGGTTGTGGTTGATATGCTCCTCGTTGATATCATCCAGCAATTCTTCAAGGGATACTACACTTTTAATATGTGTCTGCAGGCAGGAAAGAACACATTGAGTCAAAACATCCTCTCGGATCATAGCGGGGTGGTCACAGCCGTACCTTTTTCCCACAGGACAGCGATAGTAAATATATTTTTGACCTTTGTAGGTATTGGTCTTACGGCTCATGCGGGCGCCGCAGGAACCGCAGACCAACAGGCCCGAAAAGAGGTAGACGGAATTCCCGCCCGGCGCGGCCCGGGTATCCAACTGAGACAACTTCTGTACCAGTTCAAAATCCCGTTTTGTCACGATGGCTTCATGGGCATTTTCAATTTGTACCCATTCTTCTGGCGGTTTCTGAAGAAGGTTCTTGAGCTTATAATTATGGGTTGTCTGTCTGCCTTGAATCAGCGTCCCAGTGTAGGTTTCATCCCGCAGGATACGGGCGACCGTCACCGCGGACCATTTGGCATCCGGATGGTCTGCGTACCCACCTGAAGAGTGCGGGAGCCCCCGGCTGATTTTGTAGGCCAGCGGGGACAGTACCCCCAGTTGGTTCAGCTCATCCGCAATCCGGGCCGCGCTGGCCCCGTCAATGCGGCGGCGGAAAATGTCCTGCACGACCCGGGCGGCGTATTCGTCAGGCACAAGGTGGTTCTTATTTTTCTCGTCACGCCGGTACCCGTAGACGGGACAGGCGCCCACATAGTCTCCCTTCCGCCGCTTGGCCTCCAGGGCAGTCCGGGTCTTGATCGAGATATCCCTACAGTAAGCGTCGTTAATAATGCTTTTGACGGAGAGTACCAGGTCATCGCCGGTGTGTTCATCCTCCGTGTCGATGTGGTCCGTCACCGCGATGAAGCGAACCCCAAAAGCGGGAAAAATCTGACGCAGATAGCGGCTGGTCTCGATGTGTTCCCGCCCAAGTCTGGACAGGTCTTTGACAATAACGCAGTTCACTGCTCCGTTTTTGATATCGGCCATCATTTCTTGAAAGGCCGGCCTGTCGAACAGAATACCGCTGTAGCCGTCGTCCACTCGTTCTGTCACTAACTGTATCTCCGGGCGCTGGGCCACGAAATCCGCAATCAGGCGCCTCTGGTTAGCAACGCTGTCGCTCTCCGCACTGTGATCGCCAGTATATGAAAGCCGCAGATAGGCGGTTGCTTTATACGTTTTGGACATAATAATACACTCCTTGTGCGGGAAATCCCCATCAAAGAGCGAGTCGGCTGTCCGTATTCAATTCTTTTTCCGGGGCTATCGTAACACCGCCATTGAGGGCAAGTCTATAAACTATTGGGCTGATTTCGGTCTATCAGCTGCTTCAGGCATTCCATCAGTGTGGGACCGTCTTGTGAATAACAGGCATGGATTTCGATACCACCACATTTAAAATGATACGGGTCTTTAATCTGGTTCAAAAATTCAGCAAGCCTTTCTTCTCTGGACAGAGAAACATCTATTGAAACGGAACGGATGTCAACCAGCTCAGCTTTGTCTGAAACTATATTTTTCATTTTATGCAGCATCCTCCAGGCACAGAAAAAGCCAGGTCCGCTATCAAAGCGGGCCTGGCTTTTTCGCGCCTATATAGTTTAAGATGCTACTATTATATCATGTTCTGGTTCTATTACAAGAACATCTTTGTACCGGAAGGTTCCATCTTTGTATCTATTCGGGAGCATGTTCCGGGCAGAGTACTACCTCCCGGCAGATGGGGCAGCCCCCCATACACGCCAGCCTGTGTTCACAGCCGGGACAGCTTTGGCGAAAGTGATTCCGGAAATCCTCGAAAATTGGGCTGTCCCACGCCTCCTGGATGCTGTGGGATCGCAGGTCCACCGCCCACCGCCTGCCCTGGTTGTCAAAGCTGCACGGGAGCATCACCATATCCGGGGTGATATAAGCCGACCAGCGGGCACCCTCGCAGGTATCGACGCTGTCCCGATTGACATCAATCGACTGAGAAATCAGTCCCGGGACGGAGCAGGCGTCAAACCCTATTTTATACCCGTGGTCACCGCCGCAGGCAAGGTCAAGAAACTCCCGCACTCGGGGATCATTGCTTTTCAGCACCTGCGCCTGGCTCCCCAATCCAACGGGCTTGTGAAGCAGAAATACGATGGCGTTGATACCCACCGGAAAACTGTGTTCTTTCAGACGGGCCATCGCTTCTTCAATGGTGCTGTTGCTGACGACATAGTGGATATTGGTTTTCACGCCGGCTTGGAGCAGCAGGTCAATCGCCCGCAGCGTGTAGGAGCTCCGGTACCAGCTTACCGCCACGGCCCCGCAGTACTTCCTACAAAGTTTGGCAAGCTCGGAATTCAGCCCCAGGCCCGAGGTGGTGAAGTTCGGCACGATGCCGGCGACCCGACAGGCCACCAGGATTTCCCCAAAATGTTCGTGTTGCTCTGGGTCACCGCAGCCTCCCAGGGCAATTTGATACGTATTGCCTTGGCACTGCCGGACAATTTCTTCAAAATCCTCCAGGGCCATATTGGGCGCGTCGGCGTGGAGCCCGTCCTGATAGCATTCCACGCCGGCAGCCACGCACAGGCCACTTCGGCCGTGGGCGCAATGTCCCATAATTCCTACGTCTAAGAGCTCCGGAAAGGAAGACATAAAGGGGTCCTCCTTCGTTTCAGCGCCGTCTTTGATGGCGCCGGACCGAAAATAGTGTCCGTTCCGCTCGTCAAACATAGAAATGAAATCCTTATCAATTCTCAACCGCATGATGAGAGTCCCCCTTTGGTTCAGATGTCCAAGTCACCATCCAGGATTGAGAACGTATCCGGGTCTGCGTCTTCCAGAGCTTCCCACAGCCGTTCGAACAGTTCAGCCTGTGTTTCCTCGCAGCATTCGAAATTGACACAGCCACGGTAAACGGTTTTGCCGTCAGCCAGTGCCTGCCGGATCGCGGCCTGGTTTTCCTCACTGATGTAGAAATCATCAAATGTTTTTTGAATCTCCTCCTCGGAACTGCTTGGGGTCAGAATAGCGTTCCCCAGCATTTTTCTTGCGACGTAGCCAAGAACCGCCTCCTTCTGCGCCTCGCTGAGTTCCTCTTTCCTTGCCAGAATAAAGCTGCTGCTGGAAGAATTGGTGACATAATCGGTTCTGATTTTCATTGCCTACGGGCAAGGCCGTATGCCTTGCCCACACCTCCTTTAATTATGATTGGGGACACAATCCGTATCCTGGCAAAAGTATATATACAGCAGTACGGCCTGTCCAGAAACCAGCGGGCTGGGACTTGCCCGCTAGTATGAAACAAATCTTATTTCCACCCCCCCTATGGTGGGCGGCTCACGCCGTGTACACGGATACTTCTTTTGGCGGCGTAGGCGATTTCTGTCAGGACAGCACGTTCCGAAACAGAGCAGTCGCCCAAGAGTTCTTGAATCTCCGGGAAAAACGCAGTCGTATCCTTTGCCTGATTGCCACTGAGTAAACGATCCACTGTAACGCCCAAACACTCCGCCAGCCGAATCAGTACCGCCAGGCTGGGCTTTTTGGTCCCTCGCTCCAGGTGGCTAATGTAAGGGACAGACAGGTCCACCAACTCCGCAAGTTTCTCCTGGGTGAGTCCCCGTTTCCGACGCAGGTCTCGAATTCTTTGCCCCAGCGCTATATAATCCATATCTGTCAACCTCCTATCATGCGGCGCATTCCTGGTATGCGTGGGTTTTAGTGACCAATATGGAGCGGCGGGGCGGTATCTGTCAACCTCCTATCATGCGGCGCATTCCTGGTATGCGTGGGTTTTAGTGACCAACATGGAGCGGCGGGGCGGAGTTTCGCGCTGGAGTGCCATGTTCAAAGCATCCGAATCGCCCACAATGACAACCCGCCGTTTGGCGCGTGAGATTGCGGTGTAGAGCAGATTGCGATAGAGCATATGTGAGAAGCCTTTGGAGATGGGCAGCACGACAGTGTCCCATTCGCTGCCTTGAGACTTGTGGATGGTAATCACATAGGCCAGCCGCAGCCGGGACAGCGGGTTCAACTTCACTCCGCCCCAGGCCGCTGTGCGGCCCCTATTACACGCGACGCCATAGAGCAGCATCCCGTCTGCCAGCTTATGGTAGTACGTCCCAATATCGCCGTTACAAATCTTCTGTTCCCAGTCGTTCTGTAACACGATAACTCTGTCCCCGGCGCGGAAGAATACATCTTTTATGGTATTTTCTTCGGAGACCGGGTTGAGAAACTCCCGAAAGGCCACATTCAAGGCGCCACTGGACAGTGGACCGCTGCGGTTGTAGGGCGACAGAACCTGGACGTCAGCGCCGGTCCTGTAGAGGTTGATACCGCCTTTGCAGACACAGCTTCGGATGGAATTGTCGTCTGCCAGGGGGATGAATCTAAAACTGTCATCCAGGCGCAGATCTTCCATGGAGCGGATGGCCCCAAACTCCCGCACATTATGAGCCAGGGCGCTCTCCACGTCAGTCTGGCGGTGGAAACTGCTGAGCCAAATATGCGGCACGCCCAGCGCCAGCAGGTCGGGCAGCACATTGCCCGGCCCGACAGAGAGCAGCTGATGGGGGTCGCCCACCAGGACTACACGGCAGGCGGGATGGACGACAGCCAAAATGCCGGCCAGCATTTCCAAGGTCAGCATACTGGCTTCGTCCACGACTACCAGGTCGGAGGAACTCCAGTTGATGCTTTCACTGAGAAAGTCATCGTCCGGGACCTTGCCCAGAGCGCTGTGGACGGTACGGGCCCGCAGGCCGGTGCGGTCTGTCAGGTTGCAGGCCGCCTTGCCCGTTGGGGCGCAGAACACCGCGCCAAGACTTTTTGCCGGCCGGTGTTCCGCCAGAGCCTGGATTAGCGTGGTCTTCCCGCTGCCCGCCCCGCCCAGGATGACGGACAGCCGGTGGCTCAGCGCCAGCTTCACCGCCTCCCGCTGCTCTTCGGTGAGGGTAATGTCCTGGACGGTCAGCTTCTCCGGCAGACAAGGCTCTCCCAACTCATTGTGTGTCAAAATTTCCGCCAGGGTTTTGGCTGCGGCGGCCTCGTACTCCCAGACGTTCTTCTGGTAGAGTCGGGTCCCCTCCAAATGCAGACGGCCCTCCTTTAACAGGAACGCCCGGTCCGCCCGAAACTGGTCATAGGTCAGAGCTTTGTGGCTGCGCTTACTAAAGCGGTAGAGTTGGTCGCTGGAAACATAGGCGTCCCCGTTCATGGTCAGTGCCTCCAGGTCATCCAGCAGGTACTGCCCCCGCAGGTCTTTTTCATAGGTTCTCTTCACTGTGTCGCTCCTTTCGCTCGTGGGAAAACAAAACACCGTGCAGGTATAGGGACCTACACGGTGTCTGAAGGAGACACAGGATGGAGCCGTCCAACCGCAGGATTTTTCTTGCGTATTTCCCTGAAAAAGGGTATACTGGTCCTGCGGTGTGGACGCTGTCCATT